AAGTTGTTAATGTTGGTGGAGCTACCAACGCTGTTAACAATGTAATCGCTTGGAGAACCGATGTAGCATTTAACTCAGCTTCATCTTACGGTACACTTGATAGCAATTACAAATACGTTTATGACGTTTATTCGGATACTTATCGCTGGATTGGATTTAGTGCTGATATCGCAGGATTGATGGCTCATACTGATAGCGTAAGAGATGCCTGGTGGAGTCCAGGTGGATTGAATCGTGGTCAGATTAAAGGCGTTGTAAAACTTGCTTATCAACCGTCTCAAGCTCATAGAGATCAATTGTATATGCTTCCTAACGGACTCAATCCAATTGTAACTTTTCCAGGTCAAGGCACAGTCCTCTGGGGAGATAGAACTCTATTGACTAAACCTAGTGCTTTCGATAGAATCAATGTTCGTAGATTGTTCATTATTCTAGAAAAGGCGATATCAATATCCGCAAAATACTTCTTGTTTGAATTCAACAACGAATTCACCCGTAAGAATTTCTTGAATATGGTTAATCCGTATCTCGCTGGAATTAAAGCGGCACAAGGAGTATATGATTTTTACGTTCAATGTGATGCAAGTAATAATACGCCAGAAGTCATTGACGGTAATCAATTCGTTGCGAGTATATTTCTAAAACCTTCCAAATCAATTAATTTTATCACGCTTAACTTTGTTGCGACAAAGACTGGTGTTGATTTTAATGAAGTGATTGGACAAGTATAGGAGAACTAAATGGCGAAAGGAAAATTCAGAGTTGATGACTTTGGTACTCAATATTCAGGTGACTATGCTCGTTCTAATTTGTTTCACGTTACTATTCAAGGAACTGAACCTTCGATAGAAGTGGAAATGCTTTGTAAGACGGCTTCTCTACCCGCAGCCACAGTTGGGGTAGTCGAAGTTCCTTATCAGAATCGTAAGATGAAGGTTCCTGGTGATAGAACATTTGCAGATTGGACAGCAACAATTATGAACGATCAGGCATACGTTGTTCGTTCACTTCTTCTGCAATGGCAGAGAAAAATGGTTGGATTTTTAGATTTTAAAAGTATAGACACCGTGGGAGGTTCTCATAGGTCAATACAGATTCAACCAATGAAACGTAACGGGAAAGATACAGATCACTCTGTAACAGTCTACGGCTGGCCTAGTGAAATAGGAGCAATAGACCTTTCTTGGGAAACCGCTGATACTATTCAAGAATATACTGTGACATTTGCAATTTCTTGGGATGATGGTTATGATACAATGACAGGTGAAGAAGGTAAAGTGGCTCCACTGAAGACGAATTGATAGTATTGGATGATTAATACTGTTTGTTATTTGAGTCGTATAAATATACTCAAATACTAACTTAAATAACAACAATGGTGATATGGAACTATTTGGTTATAAGATAGAGAAGAAAATCGGCTCTAACGTGGTGGACAAAGGATCAAAATCCTTTGTTGCACCAAACCTAGACGATGGTTCTACTGTAATTGATGGAGGAGGAATAAACGCCTTCTCTGTTAATTTCGATACCGCATTTAAAACACAGCAAGAATTAATTGCTAAATATCGGCAAGTTGCTAGACAGCCAGAGGCTGAATCGGCAATTGATGATATAATTAACGAAGCAGTGGTTCTGGATCCCTATAAGGATCCAGTAACAATATATCTTGATAAATTGGACACAGTTGAAGTGCCTAAGAATATCAAAGATATGATTGCAGACGAATTTGACGTTATCTCTAAGAAATTAGAGTTTAATCGATCTGGACCTGATATATTCAGACGATGGTATGTAGATGGAGCACTTCATTATCATATTATTTTTGATAACGATAATGTCAAGAAAGGTATTAAAGAGTTACGATATATTGACTCTACTAATATCAAGAAAATTAAAGAGATTATCAAAGAAAAAGATTCCGATGGAGTCGAAGTTGTTACCGGAGTTGATGAATATTGGATATATACTAAAGAGAGTAAAGGAATTACTCAAACCCTAAAAGTTGCCATGGAAGCGGTCGCTACGGCTGATTCTGGACTATATGATAAAGAGAAAGAAGTTACTATTTCCTATCTTCATAAGGCAATGAAACCGATTAATCAATTGAGAATGTTAGAAGACTCAATGGTTATTTATCGGATTACAAGAGCACCTGAAAGAAGAGTGTTTTATATTGATGTTGGTAATTTACCAAAAACAAAAGCGGAACAGTATCTCCGTAACATTATGAACAAGTTTAAGAATAAAATGGTTTATGATGCGAGTACTGGTACTGTCGCTGATGGTAAAGATACAATGTCAATGATGGAAGATTTTTGGCTTCCACGAAAAGAAGGTGGTTGAGG